TGATTGTCGAGTACATGCTTCGCCAAGGTCATTCGGCCGTTATGGCTTTCGATGGCGACACCGAATTTTTAGGTACGATCGATGACCTGTGGGATAAGCTGGTCACGCATGACGCAATCGCGACACCGCATAGAATCAAGCCCCCGCCGCGTGACGGCAAGGCGATGTGCCTTGAGCAATTTGCAATGTGCGGAAACTACAATGTCGGCTTGGTTGGTTTCTCGAACACCCCGAACGCTCGCCAATTTGTGGAATGGTGGATGAGGGAATCGATCGATAACCCTGAATGCAACATGGGGGCCGGCCGGTTTGCCGAACAGGGATGGTTTCGTTTTGTTGGCGATTACATGGACCGGGTATGGATATGCCGTGATCAGGGAATCAATTTTGCGTTCTGGCGATATGATGGCGAAGGCCAGTTTCGCAAAATCAACGAACGATGGTTCGTGGATGGAACACCGCTTCGAATGTTCCATTACGGGGCACTTGACTGGAATGACCTTGGCCGCGTGGCCGTCCATCATACAAGGTGCAGGGCTTGCCCGCACTTGCTCAAATTCTTCGAGCGATACCGCGATCGCGTTTTCCTCACGACATGACACGGAAACAACGAATGCAAAAATTCACCAAGCAAGTTTCGGCTAGTGCCGAACTAACGGACACCGGGGGATTTCGCGGTTATGCCGCCCGGTTTTTGAACATTGATCGGCAAAACGATATGATTTTGCCGGGTGCCTTTACCAAGGCCCTGCCGGAATTCGTCGATTCCGGCGGGCTTGTATTGGCCGATCATAAAAATCAGACCGGCGCAATCATCGGAACGCTGATCGATGCCCGCGAAGACATGAACGGATTAATGGTGGATGTCCAATTTTCGGCCACAAAAACCGGGCAGGAAGTCCGCCAGCTAATGAACGAAGGCGCACTTCGAAAAATGTCAATCGGTTTTTATGGCAAATCGCGGCCATATACCGAAAAGGAGTTGCAATCCCTATGGGCAAGCTACGGCATGATGCCAAACGAGCGGCAAAAAGCCATGGCAAAACGGGGCGCAAAAGTCATCACGGATGTATCGGAAATTCTGGAAGTTAGCGTAGTCCCGATACCAGCTAATCCTGACGCAACTATTTTGGCCGTCAAGTCGATCGACGAACACGGCCAAATCGAAGAAACACCGTCTAAAGCGGTGGCGGTAGCTCCAAGAGTTGATCTTAAAGCCCTGATCGCACGGGCACAACTTGCGGACAAGGTTCTAAGCCGCTTTTAAGGCGGTCGCAATTCCATTTCCATCGAAAGGAAAAAAGCATGTCAGACGCTACGAATCGTCCGGCTGCCGAGATCGCCGAAGAGCGTCTTGAGCTTGCCGCCAAAGCCCAAAATCTGCGGAACGAGGTTCTAAGCCTTGATGGCGACGAACGCATTACCAAGGGTCTTGAGCTTCAAGAAACCGTCGAACGGCTCGAAACGGTCGATCGAGAATATACCCTTGCGGACTCGCTCGAAAATGCCGAAAAGATGATCAAAAAGCTTTCGCAACAGCCTCGACGGGTTACTCCCGTGAGCTACGCGGGAACGGTCAAATACGACTCGCGTTCGGGTCAGATCACCGATTCGATCGGCAACGTCGGATTCGGCGAAAGCCAATACGACGAAGCCCGGATGAGCTATGAGTACAACAAGGCCTTCAACGAACTGGTTCGAAATCGGTTCGACATTTCCCGCGTCCGTTCGTCGGAACAACGGGAAATCTTGGAGCGGTACGGCAAGGGTGAAGGCTTTCAAGGCGACGAGTTTTTCATCCCGTTCCGAAAGGATATGACCCTCGGCACGACCACAAACGGCTCGAACGCTGTGCCGCCGGATTTCCGTCAGGATATCATCACGCAACGAACCATCACGCCCGTGATGGCTTCGCTTGTCCAGACGATCAACACGACGCGAACCAAGGTCACCTACCCGCGAAACGCCGACGCTTCCGCAACCGATCAGGTCGGTACGGGCTTTGCCTCAACCAAGGCCGAAAAGCCTAACACCACGCTGAGCCAAAAGGATACCGGGCCTTTTACTCAACTGACCATCGATATCAATACCGGAACGATGTGGACGGCAGTTACGCTCGACTTCCTGGACGATGTTCCGAATGCTCAGGCGTACATCGTCAACGAGGGCCTGAAAGCTTTTGCCGCCGCATACGACAACGAAACCATCAACGGGGCCACGGCGTCCGGTCAATGCGAAGGCGTCCTTAACTGCGCGTCGGTTGGCGTTACGAAGACCGGCACCAATAACACCTTGGTCGCTACCAAGATTACTGAGGCTTGGTATGCTTTCCGAAGCCAATACGCAACGAACCTCGGTTGCGTTATGCAGCGGCCAACGCACGGCAAGCTGATCAACCTTCTGGACGCGAACAACCGAAGCCTGTTTTTGCCGCATGAAACGGGCATGATGATCAACGGGCGGCCGTCGATCATGTCGATTCCGATTTACTACAACGAATATGTTCCGGCGTCCGGAGTTTCCACGCCAAAATCGATCATCGTCGGCGACTGGAATGAATATATCTTGGCCATCCGGTCAGGTATTTCGGTTACGGTCGATGTCACGTCCGGGGCTCGGTTCAATCTGGCCTACATCACTTGGCGATTCCGTTTCGGCGGGGCCGTCCGCGATCCGCGTGCGTTCCGAATCGTTCATGAACTGGCCTGACCTTTTACCCTTTACCGGGGCCAAGGGTGGCGGATTCTCCCGCCGCCGCCCTTGGTTTTTCTGAGGTGTTTCGCATGGCATATATCACGCAATCGCAGGCGGCTATCTATTCCGATACCATGGCAACTTTGCCATCGGCGAAAGCTGATGCCCTTTTGCAAGTGGCATCGGATCAGGTCGATGCATTTTGCGGGCGAACTTTTGACACCGTTCTTGAGGACTTGCCCGCATCGGTTGCGATGGCGGTCGCATTGTGGGCCGAAGAACTGGCAGCCGGCAACGACGCAGGAAAAGATAAGACCGACGAAAAGATCGGCGATTACTCGGTTTCATATTCTGAGTCGAGCGACAAAGTGATTTCCTACGTCTGCTCCCCGGCCGTTGCGGGGCTTTTGGGGCATTATCGGATTTTGGTGGTAGGATGATCCAAGGTGCCTACGTTCTCGACTGGAAGGGCGAACCATACAAGCGTAAATTGTTGCGCGAGCTTCAACGGGCCACGCGGCAAGGGGCCGAACGGGTGCAGCGGAACGCAAAACAAGTACAATTAAACACGAGCGGCAAAACGGCAACCACCAAAGCTGGATTAAATAGGGGCAGTGTAAGCGCAAGATGGGAACGACGAACGGGCGGACTTGACGAAAAAATCAGAGGATTGTCACCAGTAAACCATAAAAGATTAAAAGGTGTTAGCGGCACCCACCAAAATATCAACCGCATTTATTGGTACGGCGAACCGCTTCATCGATGGGTTCAATCGTCGCCGCCCGGATCACCGCCACACAAGCAAACGGGCACGCTCCAACGATCAATCGCGGTAGAAATGGAGTCGCACGGCATGAAAGCCAAGATCGGACCATCGCAACGTCTTATTTATGGCCGAATTCAGGAACTTGGCGGCCGTGGACTGATCAGGCTTCCGCCTCGCCCGTACATGCGGCCAGCTTTGTTGGATGAGTCGCAACGGGTTCTATTCGGATTCCAATTGGCCGTGGCAAGGGCTTCGCAATGATATTTCGACACGTCGTCACGCTCTATCCCGTAACCATTACGCAATCGACCATCGGCGGAATTGGGCAAACGATCGGCACGGGAACCAATTATACCGCATTTGTTCAAATACGGTCGGAATCGATCGATCTTATTAACCAGACCGGAACGGCACGAACGGCGGCAACGATCTATATCCAAGGCAATTGCCCAGCCAAGCCGCTGGACCGGATCACTTATGACGGCAAGACCTATGAGGTTGTGGGGGCCATGCCGCAACGGTCGCCAACCACAATTGACCACACGAAAATCATGGCCATCGAACTGGATCAAACAAGCCTTTGAACATTCAATCCGTCATCGAATCGATTCATGCACAATGGGCGGCCAATTTGGCCGAAACGCCATTATATTTTCAAGTCGCGACCGAAGGCGTTCAAGTTCCATATTGCGTCGTCAACGCGGGCACGATCACGCCAGCAGATCCGACGATTTCCGATTTTGACTATGAAATCGGAATCACGTTTATCTGCTATTCTTCAAGCGATACGGAATGTCTTTCGCGAATGGATCGAATTGCCGCGGCATTTGACCGCACGGCTTTTGGCGTCGTGTATTCATCAGTCATGACATCCGCGTCGCTTGATATCAATTTCACCGATCCGGGGGCCTTGTGGTCATCGGAGATGTCTTTCTCTATCCGCTGGAACCGATAAGGGGGTCCGCCAATGCCCGCAAGTGATCGCATCGCCTTTTACCGAACGAACGTCACATTTCAGCTAACAGGCACCAACAATCAAACCGTCATTCGGGCTGCATCGCTTTCTATCAATGAGGAATTGAGCGAAGCCGATGCCACTACAACCGAGGACAATGGTTATGCGTTCACCGTCATGACGCTTTCCAAGATTACCGGATCGATTCGCGTGTATCAACGCGAAGGTGAAAATCTTCCGATGCTCGCAAGACAGACCGGAACGCTTCGATGGAACGTCAATACGACTAACATCTCGCTCGGGAATTACACCGTGCCAATTCAGGTCGGCACGATCAATCGCGGGGAAGCCAGCGCTGATGGCGTCATCCCTTGCACAATCAACTTTACCGGCCAAGGCGGCTGGGCTAACGGGTCTTTTGGAGCCTGACAAAATTGAAACTGGCAAATCCGCTCAAGTCTCATGAAATAGGCGGCCGGGCGTTTTCGTTCGGCCGTCTGACGATCGGGATGGGGCTTGAAATCGAAACGTGGCTCAAGACTTTGCCGACTGAGCTTGAGCGTATCGAGCAATCGGGAATTCTCAAATCGATCAGCCATGAAGCGGCCGATTCGATCGTTGCCGATGCCTTGCAACGTCACGACATTTGGCCGCCTGACGCTATAACGGCACTTTGTGACCGGCGATTTCTGACCCGTTCGGAATTTGGCATCGTGTTCATCATGGCCGCACTTCGCCAATACAATCCCGGCTTGACCGCTGAAGAGATTGAACGCATTGCATCACAAGCCACACTGACGGATGTAATCAGGTTGCAATCGATCGCGGCCGGAACGGATGACATCGACCCAAAAGAATTGGCCGCAGTCGCGGCAACGGAAACAACCAAGATTCCGGCGAACGAATTGACTGGGCAAAGCTGATTGCACTCTTGATGGCCGAACTTCACATGACATTCCGTGACGCTCTTGACATGCCTTTTTCGGCGGCATGCGAGATCCTCAAGGCACACCGGAAAAACAACGAAATCACGCCATGAGTACGACCGTAGTAGGAAATCTTGCCGTCGAATTGGGCGTCAAGGATGATCAATTGCAAGCCGGGCTTGCTCAGGCTGTCGTGCAAGCCCAGCAAGCCGGCCAGCGGATGGCTCAAGCGGTCAATCAGGGGGCTCAAAAGGCTGTGGGCGGCGGCGGAATCAATCCGCAAGGGCTTCTTAGCATTTCGCGGGCTATCGATGACGTGCAATATGGCTTTCATGGAATCATAAACAATATCGAAGGCATTGCAACAGGCTTAGGCATGGGGGCGGGAGTCGCGGGGGCCGCCACCATTGCGGCCGTGGCTCTTTATGCTTTGGTGCCTCGTGTACTGGAACTGGCAGGGGCAAGAAGCCCCATGCAACAACTTGCCGACACGATTCGCGGAATTGGATCGTCTGGCATAAACGGAACTTTTGCGGGCATGGCCGCAAATGCAAGGGCAACGGAAGAAGCGTTAAAGGCATCGATTGAAGTCTTGAGGAACATGGAGCTTCCAGCAAGGCGGGTTATTTTTGCCGCAGGCGGGCCGGGCATGGGGGCGGCACCGCAAGCCCAAGTTGCTGGCGATGATCCCCGCGAAGTTTTTGCGCAACGGCTACAGGTCAACGAACTGGCGCAAGCTGCCGCCCGTGACGCATTCATCGCAAACCGGACACGGCAAAATATTGCGGCGGGCGGCTTGGCATCTTTCGAACAAACCACCGCACAAAAAGAACAAACAAAAATCAATCAGCAGATTTTTCAATCGGCGATTGACAGATTTGGCGGCGGGCAACAATTGTTTGAAGCGATAAAAGCCAAAAACCTTGGCGGGGCCAGTCTTTTTGGCGAGTTCATGCAGGGCGACATTAAAGCTACCGAAGAAATTGTCAGGCTGCTAAACTTGCAAGGCGAAAAGGCGAAGGCCATAGCCGATGATTACGAGCGTGTAACAGGATCGGCCGCTGAACTCAGGCGTATTGAAGACGAAACCAGCCAGAAAGGCCGGCAAACTCTCAATCGTCAGTTTGGCGAATATGAAAATGCCGTTCGCCGTCAGGATACATTGTTCAGTCAACGCGACGAAATTATGTTGCAACGAAACCGATCCGAAATTCTGGGATCGGCGGCGGAAGCATTTGCCCGCAATATCAATGCAGGGCAGGAAGATCCGCAGCTTAAAAAGCTGGACGAGATCAAAGATGAAATTCGCAACCTTGGAACGCTCACGGGGATATTGCACTAATGGGCATTCCGACTGTCAATTTCGTTCAATCCGCAAGCCCCCCGCCACGAGTCACGGCAAGCCCGCAAGGGCTTAGTGCCGTCGTCCGATATCGAGTGGCATGGGATGACGCTTTCACGTTCGTTAACGAGGTTTTGGGCATTCTGGACGGCGATCCGTGGCAATGGCCGTCATCGCCGAATATGCGGGCATATAACGCTGAAATAGAGCCAATTGGCGTTCGGCAGGATGTCAAGACGCAAGCCAAGCCTGATTCCTACGGATCATCGCCGGGCGAATTTTACCAATTCGCCATGGTTTCGGTTACGTTCGGAAGTCAGGCCGTTTTGGCAACCATGCCATTTGCGGGCGACACAATCAACATTCCACCGGCCGATCAATTTGATCCAGCCAACCCGATTGAAATGTCGTCTTATCAGGTTACGTATGGAACCGAAATGATCAAGATTCCCGGCGGGGCCTTGATATGGTCGGCCAACAATGCGGACGCCTCACCGCAAACCGTTCCGGCCGGCGTCAGGCCGCCGGATGCGGGATCGGCATACTATAGAGTTCCGACGTTTGACCTGAATTTGACGATGCACAATTGCCTGTACGTCGATTATTCGATCATTCGAAACAAGATCGGCAAGGTCAACAGCGCCATTTTGTTTACCAACTGCGAACGCGAAACCGCTCTGCTGAATGGATTGCAGACATCGCGAAGGGAAATGTCAGACGGCGTTGCGATTCTGGACGTGACGCTAAACTATAAATGGCGTTCGATCGGATGGAATGTTACGCTGGGGACTGATGGCGTATTCTATCGATACGTCAAATCGGACGGATTTCCGATCTATGCCGAAACCGGAATCGGGCCTTCTGACATCATTCCGCCACCTACGAGGTGGAAGCCATACAACTTCAACGGAATACCGGGACGATAAACCATGCCGATCGCATCCGCAACATTTCAATTGACAATTGCCGCAACGGCAAACGAAACGTCAGCGTTGACGACTCGAACCGCCCGAACGGACAAACGGGATGCCGCGTCATTCGCAAACGGAACAGGCTCGCTTGAAATCACGGGCGTTGTCGATGTCCGGCTAACCATTGCGGCTAATTCCACCGTAACGGCTTTATCAAGCCTCACGGACACGCTCGAAACGGCTTGGGCATTTACGGAATTGAAAGCATATCGAATCGCCACGCCAGCCGCTAACGTCGGAAATGTGACGGTCACGAGCAACATCACGGGATTCCCGAACGGGACCGTTCTGCATCCTAACGCAACTTTTGGCGGCTTTACGGCATCGGCCAACGGTACGACCGTAGCCGGGGCAAATACGATAACCGTGGGCGGCGTAAACAATGACACTGTTAACGTGACGCTTTATCTGTCGTGAGCAAGACACCGCCAGCCGGTCAAGGGCCTTTTCAGCGTGGCGAACGGCTTACCGCCGTTAAGCTGAACGATGTCGTAAATGCCATCAAGCCCGTTCGCGTAGGGGGCCGTGCGGGCATTATTGGCGATGCGATCGTTTCCGACGAAACCGAACGGGCATACATCCGCATAACCGGCCACACGGGCAACAATCCGCGTAAATTCGCTTGGCAGGAAGTCTACAGGACGCCTAACGGCACTTGGGCTAACGGCACGCGATCGGGAAATTCCACTTACGACTGGGCAATTGAGCAAAACGATCATAATGTCGGCCCAGGATCGACGGTTTATGATGCCGTCAGATCGCCAGACACATCGGAATGGATATTTCACCGGGACCACGGCGGGGGCAATGCGACCGTCGTTTCCGGCGAAACCGTTTTGATGATTTTGGGCACTTATGACGAATATAAGACTTGCCCGAACACTCCGCCATCCCCGCCAACCACATATACCGACTATTGCAACGGCACGACCGGAACGGATTTATGTGTTCCGGCTTATGCTTACGCTGTCTACCAGCGTTGCGGATACGAGTGGAACAAGGTGGGCGACACGCGGGATTATCAAGT